ATTGAATGTTCTTTTAAGAAATCCAACCAACTTTTTAAGTCTTGAATTCCTGAATCATAATGGATTTCAAATATTGCAGACCTTCTTGGTGGGCCCATTCTGTTTTTGATTACGACAGCTTTGCATTTGTTACCAATTATGTAGTCTCCCTTTTTTATTTGACCAGTATTGGAAAGACGAATTCTAACCGAACAACCGAAGGCCAAAGCTTTTCCAGTAGGTTCAATGTAAGGGTCGCCATATCCTGCCGCCTTCATATTGAAACGAAGTTGGTTGGTAAATACCAATAATACTCTCTGTTTGGCAAGTAATCCGGTCATTTTCCTTAGAGCTTTGCTTACTATAATTGATTTAGCAGTGTTATACCCGTCTTTACCGTGTTCTGATTCCATTTCGGTTTCGCATGATGCTTGTGCTAATGAATCAACTATAATTGTTAAAAGTCGTCCACTATTTACTTTCCTCACAACACCTATGTAATGTTCTATATGTGAAAAAATTTCTTCAACCGTCACCAAATTTATATAAGGAAGTTTGGAAATATCCACTCCTATTGCTTTCCAAAAATCAGGGGCAGAGGCAAATTCGGTATCTATCATCACTCCCATGCCACCTTTTTTTTGTGTTTCAGCAAGAATATGAGCACAAAACAAACTTTTTCCTGTTGATTCCAATCCTGAAAAACTAACAGTTCTTCCACATGGAAGTCCCCCATTTTTTCTATTTGAAATAGCTAAATCTAAAAGTGTAGAACCTGTAGAAACCCAATCGGTTATCATTGATGCGTCTTCTTGTTCATCCAAGTAATACGCCACTTTGGCGCCATCTTTTTGAATTTTATTTGCAGAACTGATAATTAAATCTGCTAAGTCGTCTCTTTCGACTCTTTGAATTTTGTCAATTTCACCTTCTACATGAACGGATTTTCCTTTTGCCATAAATAATAATTTTTGTACATTTGACACGCTACATCTTTTCGATGTAGCGTGTCAAGTTATTTTGTTTTCAAATTAACTCTTCTTTTCAGGGAAGATGTCTTTGAACGCTGCTTCAAAATCCTGCACGCTTGCTTTCTTTGCTTTTTGAGCAGAAGGAGAAACAACAGGTTTTGCTGGAGTAGCAGCAACTACTTCGGCTATTGGAGCCGGTGGGGTGTGAGCAGCAATTTCCTCTTCGGTGGGAAGAACAACAGTATCATCCCCGCTACTATCATCGGTATCAACCGGTTCGATAGTTTCAGTTGAAGCCGATGTAGTTCTTTCTGCACCGCGCGGAGACGAACCAACGTTTGTTCCTCTGCGTTCACTCTCCAATTTAATTTCAAGAGCCGCGGCCAGTTCTTCATAAGAAGCAGGTTCATAGATATCGTAAATATTTGGCTGTTTCTTTGTAATAAGTTCCATGATTTCCTTGGCTTTTGGATGTTCAGGGTCAATCACAGGACGTGGTTTTGGTTTGATAAGAATTTTGGTATCAGGGAAATCTGCGTTCAATTCTTCAGCAGTCTTGAAGTCAACCGTTATGTCGTATCCGTTATTCAAATCCGTGATATCACCATAATCTGGTTCACTGATAGCTGCTGTTAATTGATCACATACACGTTTTCCAAATCCCCAAAACTTGACTCCTTCTTCTTCTTTTCCACGAACAATGATAGGAACATATGTTCTAAGTTTTGGTTGCATTTTTCTACCCTTAACCCAAGTTTCTCTTACCTTTTCAAGTCGTTGAGCCAATTCTACAATTGGGTCTGCTTTATTGACGCTTGCGGGGCTTAGATAACTTACTTTATCGCCATTGAAGTCATAGTGCCATTTCAATTCAATGAATGGGAAATCAGGTGAATATTGATAAGGAACAATTCGAACTACTTGTTTGCCCGGTTCAGGCTTCCAAATGTATTTTTTAATTTTTTCGACTCGTTCTTGTTGTGACTCGGTGAGTTTTTTACCGGCCTTTGATGCGAGTTTATTTCAAAACGCGTTTACTTTTTCCATGTTAAGTGCCATAATTATATCTTTCGTTTAATTAGTTTAATTAGCTAAAAGTCAATCATTAACTATAAATTGTTAAGTCTTGTCTTGTTACTAATAAGTATGAAAGATATGTTAAAAATAGCCTAAAATCAACATATAAAAAGCGAAAAAAGTTTTTATTTTTTTGCGTTTTTATCAATTCACTATTTCTAAAAGTTTGATAGGAATTATTCTAATTGAAGGATTGCCTGTAATAATTAAAGAATTTGCGTAGAGGTTCCAATTCACGGAAAATTTCTTATCGAATATTCCATCATTTTCATCCTTGATGATTTGATTCATAGCATTCAAAGTATAAAGCGTGCTGGTTTGTTTCTTTCTATGAATGGAAATAGTATTTATAAACTTTGGAAATTCTTTACCCTGACTTAATATATTGTAAGTTATGAAAACTTCTTTAGGAACATTGACATTAGAGAAAACAAAAAAACAGTTATTATAAACAGTGTAAAATTTTCTGATTTCTTCTATTGTTGATTTGAAAGATGTTACTAAAGAGAACGTGCATAACAACTGTCTCTTGTCGTTCATAATAATTTCTTGATTTTATCTATCATGTATGGCGGAGCATTAAACATTACATATTGAACTACTTCATCCAACATATAATCATCACCTTTCAACATTGCTTTGATGGCTGTTTTGTCTGCTTCTTTTTCTGCGGGAGATTTTAGTGGCGGTGGAGGTAAATCACTAGGGGCTTTTGATACAGGTTCGGTTGCTGGAGAGGAAGCAGGTGTCTGTTGTGGAGCTGCGGTTGTTTTAGCTTGAACAGGTTTTTCGGTGGTAGCAGCATCATCCGTTGGTGGTGCAGCTTGAGAAACAGGAAGATTGGTTTTTGGTTCTGTTTTTGATTTCTTTTCAGGTTCTGCGACTGGCTTTTTCTCTGCAGCGGGCTCTGTTGGTTCAGAAAAAATATTTGACGCTTTTTTCATCGGGTCTTCCTCAAAATGGGTACCTCGTTTAATAGCTGCCTGTTTGTATTCAGGTGTTGGAAATGTAACTAAAATGCCTTTGGCATTATAAGCCTGTCGTTCAGGATATTTTCCCTCCAATACTTTGTTGGAAAATGATTTAACCGATTCTTCATCAATGCCTTTTTTGGTAAGATAATCACGCAAGGCTTCCATATGGGCATCTTCTTCAATATTGAACATACCATCGCCCACTCTTTCATCCAATGAAACCTCACTTAAAATTTTTTCAAGCAATTTTTTATTCATAAAGTTGTGTAAATATAAATATTATCAAAAAATCCAAAAATTAAGGATAGATTTGAACTATTGAACTATAAGACTCGCCACTATACACCTTAATTGGAAATCTTTTACACATCATCATTATTTCCATGATATCATTGAGAACCTTTTGGCCATCATCTTTGTAAAAATCAAATAACAGAGAATCGTAAGTGTATAATACCGCCTTTGTTTTCTTGTCTCTAAGATATTCATTTACCACCTTAATTGCAGTTAAAGCTATTTCAGTTTCCGTAGCTTGAAGAATATAGTTGAATAGTTTGGCAGGATTAGCATCCTTTAAATGGTTATTACTGATTATTCTTCCGAATAAAGGCGTTTTTGTATATCCATTCTTTTTAAATTCTTCCCAATGGATATTTATGAACTCTTTCAAATTACCAAAATATTTAATGTGTTCATATTTTGATTCTACGCCACCATACAACTGACGCATAGTTATTCTCTTGATTTCATCCATGTCATATTCAGTGACCTTCCTTTGAAAATACATTTCTCCCAAATATTTATAAATATCTTCATTAATATCCATAGGAAAATGTGTAATGTGGGAAATAATTCTTGGATGAAATGCAGAATAATCAATTAATACCATCATACCGTCTTTCCCGTGGCGGGAAACAAAACAAGACCTTGACCCATCATCTTTGTTCAAAGCAGCATAATTAACCCCATCAAAATGATTACTAGGTCTGCCTGTGCTGGTATAAACATTGTATTTGCTATACACCAATCCATTAGGTTGTATTTTTGCATTAAAATGTTTTGGAAAACAATCAGCATTGACATAGATTCCGTTTGATTCCAATTCTGCTAAAGTTTCTATGATAACTTCATTTTCCTTTTCATAACCATTATCCAATATGTTTGTATCTGTTTCAAAAATCACGTCGCACATTTTTTCAAATACTTCCTTGTGTTTCAACAAAGGAACAACTTTATTCAAGTCACCACATTCTTTCTTGGTTCTGTAAATGAATTTATGAGCCGCAGTTTCTATGGTTGATTTATCCAACGTTTTTCCTTTTTGAAGATGTGTCCACAAATCAAAATCCAACAGGTTTTTCACTGGCAAGAGTTGAATGAAAGATTTTTTGTCAAATACCCACTTCTTTTCACGAAATTCATTTAAATCACTAACGAAAGTCTTTTTATCCACAACGGGCAATAAATCAGGATGATTGAAAGATACACAATGGGTATTTCCATTTATCAACTCTTTTATAAAAACAATGGAAATATCAGTAACGCATGGATGAAGAAATTCGTCAGAAGAAACTGCCCATAGAACAACTGGCACACAACGCAGAGTTTTTATTAAATCTTTATAATTATTGACCATGTTGAATATGATAAGAGTTTACCATCAAAATGTCAATCCGCTTAGTTTTTTTACGTTGGAGGGTCAGGAAGCCATCCATTTGTTGTGCCTGTAACACCTGTGTATGGTCCTTTAAGTCTGCCTTTGATATAGCCGCGAAGCGGTAATGGTTGCGCACGAATAGTAGTTTCCCAGTTACCGGCTTCAAGAGTTTGAATTACATCTGTAATACGGAAAATAATATTTCTATCGCTGTAAGGTTCTGGAAGATTTCTTACGGTAAAATATTGAAAAGTTCTTAACCCACCAACACCTTGTAAGGTTAGTTCAAGAATTATACCCGGTTGAACGGCACAATATCTTGGGTTGTTATCGAAATCACCATCGTTTATCAATAAACGTAGTAACTGTGGATATGGCATTACCAATTTGATAATTTCAGGCATATCATTTGGCACAACAACCACTTTTCCAGCTTTATCCAATGTGTATGCTTTGTTCCCTTGTCTATATGGATTTAATGACATCTGTAAAGTACCATCATCATTTTGAGCATTAATTGCTTGAACATTACTTAATAAATCCATTTGCTGTCCCTGAGCCGTTTGTCTTTTGTCCAAATCACCCTGCGCATCACCGTGTACTTTATTTTCTTTGGTTCCTATTACAGCATCTTTAAATTTGTAGTCAAGAACATCATTCTTATCCAAATATTTGTATTTTGAATTTGCGTTATTAACTTCCCCATATATGGTTCGTGTAGCTTGTGCATCAGACAACACAGGTCTGAATTTTAGAGCTTTGATAATACTGTCCGCATCATAATAATCGAAAGAATACACCGTATCATTTTGTTGTGCTAACGCATATTTTCCTACGAATTTCTTATCTGCTATAGTAAGAACACCATCAACTTCAATCAAAGCCAAATCCCAAAATCCATCTGACGCACTCATTAAAACTTGCAAGATATGTTTGTATATATCCGTATAAGACGCATTTGATTCATCATTAACTGATTCCTTTAATAATCCATAAGAAATATAAATATTTGAAAGTAATCCTGAAATATCCGTCTCTAGTTGATTGCCTGCAAGTCCTCTCGGACTAATTGGTAAAACTGCGGTATCAAGACCGTGTGAAGGAAAACTATAATTACTTAATGGCGATTTTTGAAATGTATCATTGGCGACTTTGGCCCATCGGTATCTATTATAATTGATGATGGAATCCAAGTTATCACGGTAACATGCATTGCCGGGTTGAAG